ACAGATGGTTTCCTTAAAATTAAACACGCATTAGGCGGTGTATTAGTTCTTAAAGATACCAGTGGCACTCCATTAACAGACGCAGGTATTGTTACTACATTAACTACTGGACAGGTCCGTGCTGGAAATAGCAGTGATTTAATAGTAAGTAACTGGGTTGCACCAACTTACACAATAAGCACTAGTGCACCAAGTTCAGATCCTGCAAACGACCGTTACTGGTATCACAGTGGATTTGACGTAGACATTATGATACACAATGGCACAACCTGGAAAGGTTATCAGAATGTTACCAGTGACGCTAGAGGATTTAACCTTAGTAACACAAGTCCAGATGGCGTAATTGTAAGTGCAACTGAGCCTACTACACAAAGTGACGATACATCACTTGTTGTAGGAGATTTATGGTTAGATAGCAGTGATTTGGAAAACTATCCTAAAATTTATCGCTATCAAGTAGTAGACAGCGAAAATCGTTGGGTATTAATTGATAACACAGATCAAACTACTGAAGATGGTATTTTGTTTGCAGATGCACGTTATATGGCAGATACTAGCACAGACGTTGTTACAGGCACAGTTCCTACAACTAAGGCTTTGTTAACAGACGATGATTTAGATATCGACCGTCCAGATCCTACAATTTACCCACGTGGTATGTTGTTGTTTAACACACGACGTAGTTCATACAATGTTAAGCAGTTTAAGAGTAATTACTTTAGCCGTACAAACTTTAGTGATACTACACTTTATCCAACACTTCCTACAGAAAAGGATGCATGGGTAACAGCAAGCGGTAATAAAAACGACGGTAGTCCTTACATGGGCCGCAAGTCAGTAAGAGCAGTTGTTGTATCAGCAATGAAATCTGCAATAGATAGCAGTGAAGAATTGCGTGAAGACAGTAGAGATTACAATGTTATTGCTGCTCCCAATTATCCAGAGCTTATTGCTAATATGATTTCACTAAACAATGACAGACGCAACACAGCATTTGTTGTTGGCGATGCTCCCCTTAGACTTGCCCCAACAGGCACAGCTATACAAAATTGGGCAACAAATGCTAGTGTAGCAGCAGATAATGGTGATGACGGACTGGTAAGTTCCGACAACTATCTGGGCGTATTTTATCCCGGTGGCCAAACAACAGACCTTGGAGGCAAAACAATTACTGTCCCTCCAAGCCATATGATGTTGCGTACAATTGCACGTAGCGATGACCAGAGTTTCCAATGGTTTGCACCAGCTGGAACAAGACGAGGACTTGTAGACAACGTGTCTAGTATTGGTTACATTAACAGTGCTACTGGTGAATTTGTTACAGACAATACACGTGAAGCACTACGAGACACATTATATGCAAATAATGTTAACCCAATTACATTCTTTAACGGAAATGGAATTTTAAACTACGGTAATAAAACAAAGGCACCAAGTACTAGTGCACTTGATCGTATTAATGTATCCAGATTGGTTGCTTACTTGCGTAAGACAATACAACGCACCGCAGTTGGATTTGTTTTTGAACCTAATGATAAAATTACACGCGATGAACTTAAAGAACAGATCGAACAGTTAATGAACGATCTTGTTGCAAAGCGTGGAATTTACGATTACCTGGTTGTTTGTGACGAATCCAATAATACAAACGACAGAATTGATCGCAACGAGCTATATGTTGATATAGCAATTGAACCTACTAAGGCTGCTGAATTTATCTTTATTCCAATCAGACTTAAAAACACAGGTGAGATTGCAAGTGGCAATGTAGCCGCAGCTCAGAGCGTTTAAAGCATATAGAACGCAGAAAATAGTGGGGGATCTGTAAAAGACCCCCATTTTTTCTGACACTAATCTAGATAAATATCTTTATAAAAAGGAGACAAGACATATGTCAGTTTCATCACTAACAAAATTTACTGTACCATTAGACAGTGATCAGTCAGCCAACGCACAAGGGCTGTTAATGCCTAAGCTAAAATATCGCTTCCGTGTGTTATTTGAGAATCTTGGCGTGTCTACTCCACGTACAGAATTAACAAAACAGGTAATGGATATAACTCGTCCAGTTATCAACTTTGAAGAAATGGAAATTCCTGTATATAACTCACGTGTGTACCTTGCAGGCAAGCACAACTGGGAACCAATTACAGTAAACTTCAGAGATGATGTAAACGGCAGTGTAAGTAGATTGCTAGGTGAGCAAGTGCAAAAGCAGTTTGATATTATGGAACAGGCTAGTGCAGCATCAGGCATTGATTATAAATTTATTACACGTTTTGAGATATTAGACGGCGGTAACGGAGCAAGTGTTGCAAGCGTATTAGAAACTTGGGAGTTATACGGATGTTTCATCCAGAATGTTAACTATAATGACCTAAACTATGCAAGTGCAGAACCTGTAACAATTACAGCATCTATCCGCTTTGATAATGCTATACAGTCACCAATAGGAGATGGTGTTGGTGCTACTGTAGCTAGGGAAGTTGGTTCTGTAGTAACAGGCTAACAACTAAATTAACTTAGAAAAGGCCCTCTTAATTGAGGGCTTTTTTTATGGATAAATATAGTATAGGAGACCCATCTTGCCTAGTGTTAATACATTCTTAAACGCTCTTGAAAAAGGCGATCAGATTAAAGACTTTGCTCATGCATCCAGGTTGTTTGTAGACAATAACTATGAACTACAGCCTAGGCATCAGCATCTGTTTGCTGTGGTGTTTAATTTTACACCTGATGCAGCTAGATTGTTTAACAGTGTAGAAAAGATGGAAATTCCAATGCTGGTAAAAACTATTGATTTACCAGGTTTTAATATACAAACAGAAACACACAACCAGTATAATAAGCAAACACACAGTCAACATAAAATAAATTATAATGCAGTAAATATTACTTTTCATGATGATCAAAGAGATCTAATACGTAGTTTTTTCCACACATATCAAAACTACTACTACAGGGATAGTAGTCATCAGCTGGGAAGCGGAATCTACAATACCGAAAACAAATACACAGGTTACCGAAACGGACAATGGGGATTTAGTCAGGGTAATTCAAGATTTTTTAAAGACATTAGAGTTTACTCAATGTATCAGAAACGTTTTGCGGAATACACACTAGTTAATCCAATTGTGTCAGCTCTACAACATGATAGCCATGCATATGCCTCAGGCGGTTTAATGCAACATACAATGAGTGTAAACTACGAAGCAGTAAAGTATTCAACAGGTTTTGTAAACAATATTAATCCAAAAGGTTTTGGTGAGATACACTACGACAAAACACCAAGTCCACTTGGCACAGCAGGTGGATTATTAGAGGACACAGTGTTATTTCAGGGAGGATTGTTGGATACTGCTGGCACACTTGCAAAAGACTTGTTTAATGGAAATATATTAGGTGCAGTTGCCAGAGGCGCAGTTATATTTAACCAGGCAAAAAATATTGATCTAGGAGAAGTTTTACAAAAAGATGGCACTAGGATAATAGGTAGTATTTTAAGAGGGCAAAATCCACTGAACGATATTATTGTCCCTACCACACAAGGAAGTACCACTCTTGGAGGATCGCCGCCTGCAAGAACAAGCGTAGACAGAAATGCAAATCCTCCTAGAAATTTAGTTACTAGTAATGGATCTAATATTTTAAATAATTTATTCCGTGTACCTAACAATACACCAGAAACACCAATAGGTAGTGCTAGATCTGTACCTAATAATAGCGGCACTAAAGCAGATCCAAATAATATAGGAGATATATTAACTAACTTGTTTGGAGGAGGCAGTAATACTAATCAACTTGCAACTAAAGAACAGCAACTATCAAGTCGCCTAGCGCAACTTAATAGTCAGATTGCTAACGATCCACCAGGAGGCACACCTGCATTTATTATTAGAGAAAGAGATGAGTTACAACAAAGAATTGATTTAGAGTTTGGGAGACGCACCTAATGTCTGTAGACACAAGCACGAACATAATAGATCCTGGACTTAGTGTTGATGAATATGTCAAACAATATTTTTCAGAATACTTTGGACAAAAACATGTGGTAGACGAAAATGATTTCGAATTAGTTAAAAGTTTTTTCCAAAATCGCACAAACAACCCAACTAATCCAAGTGTTGCTGCAAATACGGTTGCTGTATTGTTAGCGGCAGATCAATTAAAAGTTTATCCTAGTGAAATTATACAACGTATTGATACGCCTGATTATAAACAAACTTTCTCACTAATACTTAATCTAACAAGACAAGGAGTAAGTTTAATAGGATACGAGCAACCTCTGGATCCAGCAATTGAAAATAGCAGACAGGTAGTAGCATAATGCGCTGGGCAAATGGCTTGTATGAGATGGCCAATCCTACCAAATATGCTGGCAATCGCAAACCCAGATATCGCAGTAGTTGGGAACACGCTTTTATGCGCTTCTGTGACAATCATCCCAGTGTTATAAGTTGGGCAAGTGAAAGTATTAAGATACCTTACCGTAATCCACTTACTGGCAGACAGAGTGTGTATGTACCAGATTTCTTTATAATGTATCAAAATAAAAACGGCAAGAAACGTGCAGAGCTAGTAGAGATAAAACCAGAGAGTCAGACCAGACTGGGTGCAAAGACCAGCCAACACGACAAACTTGCCATTGCAATTAACCACGCAAAGTGGGAAGCCGCTGCAAAATGGTGCAGACTCAAAGGTGTGCAGTTTAGGATAGTAACAGAAGGTGACATCTTTCATCAGGGCAAAAAGCGCAGATAAGTAAAATATGACCAAAAAATTAGAAGAATTATTTGACGTAGCAGACGTAGATCCGGATGTTGACACAGAAGAAGCTGTAGAAGCAGTGCAGGCTATTACAGCAAGTGCACCAGATCTTACCACAGCATTGGAAGCAGTGGACAAGATAGATGCTGCATTACCTATGATACGAGACCTGGAAACAAGTGACACTGAACTGGATGAGATTGCATCCACTGCAAAAGACACATTCCAGGATCTAATGGACCTGGGTATGAATGTGGAAGCACGTTTTGCAGGCGAAATCTTTAACAATGCCAGCAAGATGCTGGACACTGCACTCAGTGCCAAGAACAACAAGATAAACAAAAAGCTAAAAATGATTGATCTACAGCTAAAGAAAGCACAATTAGACCTTAAAAAACGCCAGTCTGGAGAAGATGATCCTGTGGAAACAGACGGTGTTGTAATGGATCGCAACGCTCTATTAAATGAAATTTTAGGCAAAAAAGCATAAATATAATATAGGATGATAACTATGAAGAAATTTACAGATTATCTCATTGAGAGTGAGCAGGAATACTCATTTCGTTTAAAACTAGCATGTGAATGCGATGACGAAATGATGGACAAGATTGAATCTTCACTGGACAAGTGGGACCTAAAAAGTCTTAGCAAGCCCAAACGCACACCCATACAAGAGCATCCCATGGACTTTCCTGCATTACAAAATGTAGACATCAAGATCATGGATGCAGTGCTACAATATCCTGCAACAGCAGACCAATTGTATCGCTATGTAAGTGAGACAGTGGGTATTCCAGAGAGTCACATGGTTGTTATTAACAAGGATCATCCTGAAGAGATTGCTCGTGAAGAGGCTCTAAAAGAAGAAGGCGACGAGTATGTTGCCAAATTAGATGACAGCGAATACAAAGACGCTGGTAAAGTCAACCCTGATGAACATGGTGGTGACAAATACAACGAAAATATGTTAAAAGATTTAGAGACTCGCAAATACGAGTTTGCAAAGGAATAGAACAATGCACATGATTGATGTAATGGCAAAACTAAAAGAGATTGCAGAAAGCGGATATGACAACGAAGATATCCAGCGTGGCATTGATGCCGCAGCTACACAAGTATTTGCGGAAGAAGAGTTTCAAATGGAACGCGGCAGCCAACCAGGAAAAAGGAAAA